GGTATGCTACACTATATCTATTATTTATCACTTTGGACTATTACTTTGACAAATCAATCTATCAAACGCATCGGCTTTGCTTGTAAGTGGGCAGAAATCAATAAAAAAGGTGAAATTGTTTCAGCCGAAGGTCTTAACACAGGTGGAACTACACAAGCTTGGGCAAAGCGTAACAGTCGTAGTGTAGTAGAAGAAAAGATTATGGATGTTGCTAAACGTAACATTATGAATACTCACGCACTTGTTAAGAAAGTAGCTACACTAGAACCCGGATTACGTATGTTACGCTTGACTAGTGATATGTTTAGTTTTTATACTATGGATGGGTACAAAGAATTTTGGCATAGCACAGATGTACAGAATAGCTTAGAACGTTGGATGGCACCCATTGGTGAAACTGCACGTGCTAATGATGTTCGTCTTAGCTTTCACCCTGACCAATTTGTAGTTTTAGCAAGTGACCGTGACGAGGTAGTAAATAAGAGTATTGAAGAATTTGAATATCATTGTGATATGGCTCGATGGATGGGTTATGGGCAAAAGTTTCAAGATATGAAAATCAATGTACATATCTCAGGACGTAGAGGCCCACAAGGCATTAGAGATGTATACAACAGATTGTCGCCAGAAGCGAGAAACACACTTACACTAGAAAATGAGGAATACACACATGGACTTGCAGACTGCTTATCATTATCTGACCTCGTACCTACGGTCATGGACATTCATCACAATTGGATTAGAGAAGGAACTTATATTGACAGTAATAGTGACCTTGTTAAAAAGGTTATTGATAGTTGGCGCGGTGTTCGCCCTACTCTCCATTACAGTGTTAGCCGCGAAGATGTACTCGTCGGTCATTCCGGATCACAGTTACCCGACCATGGTGCGTTGATTGAAGCGGGATACAGTAAACAGAAACTTCGGGCACATAGTGATTACTATTGGAACGAAGCAGTGAATGATTGGGCATTGACATTCATTGATAAATTTGATATGATGTGTGAATCAAAGGCAAAGAATCTTGCCAGTTTTAAACTATACGAAAGATACAAATGTTTGAAAAAATAAAGAATTTATTTAAGAAGCCAGAAGTTAAATCTGAACCTGAACCTAAAAAGGTTAAAGAAAAGAAAGTTGCACCCGAACTTACTGCTAAAGAAAAAGCAACGGCAGCGGGTGAGCCGTACATCAATATACTGAGTATGGAACTTGATCCTAATGACGTTAACAATGGTGCATTTGAATTAGATTGGAATGAGAAGTTCATTTTGAATTTGATTCGTGCAGGTTACAAACAAAAAGATAGTGACACAGACAATGTGTTGGTGGATCGTTGGTTCCAGACAGTATGTAGAAATATTGCACTCGAGGTCTATGAGCAACAACAGGCTGATCCTACAAACCGTGACTTACGAGTGGTCCGTACTAAAAACTTAGGTGATGGCCGTACTGAGGTAAGCTAAAGGTTGACAATAAATCAGTTTGGCTATACAATAGAGACTTATCAACTTAAATCACAGGAGTGATATTAATGGCAACGTCTAAACTCTCAAAAAATGAGATTAAATTTAAAAAAATTGTTAATGCCGCAGAAGCTACTACGTATAACATATTCCCTTTTGTTTTTACAAAGCCTAAAGCGGTTAAAATGTTGCGTCAAATTGTACATCGTTTGAAACGAAAAAAGGGTGAGTACAATGAAGCAAGTATTGAAGATCGATTGACTCAACTATTTGATCCTAGCAATGGATCGTGGCATAAACACATTGCCGCCCTTATTAAGAAGGGTACTAAGTATGACCGTAGTTTACGTTTGAAATTTGCAATGGTTAAACTAAAAGATATCTTTATTGATGACGATATTCAACGTGACTTGGACGTCAAGCATATTGTAAAGATTGCTAACTTAAATCGTTTCCGTGTTCAATTTATGTCTGCTATACAAGGGACTAAAGAAATTGGCAAGTGGAGATTTCATTCAACTAACGCACAACATACAGTGGTGCTAGAAGCCGCAATTGCATATCATGGATTGTGGGATGGTTATGAAGGTGAATGGCAAGAACTAGAAGTACCCTTTACATATATCGAAACGAATGACCGTTCATTTGCAAGACAGCAATTTGATGTGTTTAATGGGAAATACTCTAAACCAATTGGTCCTTACGATCACCACAAGATTGAGGTATTGTCTTATCGTGTTGACGGAAACACAGATACAGAGTACAAGGAAGCGCACGAATTGCAACAGATTTGTGAAGATAATGGATTTGAACCCTTGTCAGGTGATGAGGATGAGAATCGAGGTCACCCTAAGTCTATTTCGCACGTTAGTGCAATGCGTAAGTACAAAGGTAAGCCACTACACTGGGAATTCATTTTGCGAACTCACGCTAAGTACTGGCCTAATATCGAGCTTCATGGTATGGAAATTGACTTATATGGTTTTATGTACGAATACTTCAAAGTTAAAATGAAAGCTGATGTTTATTCTAACAACTTTGAAAAAGAATTTTTAGATCCTTTCCACGCAGTTATTCAAACGTGTTTCAGTACTCCTGAAATGCTGAGTAGCGAAAGTGCAAACACTTTCAAACGCTGGTATGCTAAGACTTGGGACGTGAGTGTTGATGAAGCGTCGGTTGAAGCGCAAGCATCATTTGTATTGTTGATGAAAATGTATCGTAATTTAGGTGGTACTCATCAACTGCCTGAAATTGTAGATTTGTATGACAATACTAAAGCCGGTGACTTAACTAAGTACCTACCCGCACCAGTTAAGAAAGCACTGAAGCTATGACTGGATGTTTCTTATACATCATTGTTACGGCTCATTACATTAAATATGGTGATGAATTTGTACAACTGGTGGGGTATGGTATTACTATCAACCCCAAGAAACGATCCAAACAATACAGTGACCATACCGGCGTTGAGCAAGAATTTTGTTATTTGTTTTATGGACAAACAATGCACATTAAGGCATTGGAATCTATTATCAAACAACGTGTTGCTAGTCAATGTCACAAAATTTACGGAGAACCTGTTGAATGGGTTAGCCCGAAAGCTAAGATGACTGTAGATGAAATGGTTACCCTTGTTACGGACACTATTGACCAGCAAGGGTTTCCTATCAAAATGTTGAAAGATGATTTCTTGCCCTTCAATAATTTGGAACATCATCGTAAGATTACAGTCAAGGAACTCAATATTAACCCAGATCAATATCTGAAGGCTTGACATTTTCTAAATAGTAGTATATAATTGTGTTTTGTTATAGGATAATTTGACATGGCAGTTAAAAATATTGATTTACTATCTCCCGACTTTGTAATTTTTTGTAATAACATAGAAAATTCCAAAGACATTTATGAGATTATGAGGCAACAAGATATCACTAGGTCATACGCATATGGTATGCTTAGAAAACCATCTTTACTTGATTATGAGTTCATTAAGGTTGGTATGAGTTGCCCAACATTGACTGATCGGGAACATCAGGTAGGAGAACGACTTGTTAGACAAATGTCTTGGCTTCCAGGTTGGCAGGGCTCACAACCAAAAACATCTAATGGTTTAGACTTTTGGTTAAACATTCAATCTGATCTTATTGCAAACAATAAAGTACCAAGCACCTTCAGTAAAAATGATATTGAAATTGCAGTATGGGATGTATCTGCTAGAATGGCTAACTCTGATATGCTACTAGAACAAGAGTGGATAGCTACTGCTTGGACTGAGGGTGAATTGGCAATGCAACACAAAATTAAGTATGGTAAGCTACCTGCGTTGAATTACGCAGATCCCTCTAAAACCAAAGCATATAAAGGTGCACACATTAGTAACGCCGCATTTCAAAATCTTTTTGAAGTTGCTTGACAACATCTAAGTAGTAGTGTATAATAGAGTTATGAAATATATTTTAATTGATACTGCGAATACCTTTTTTCGGGCACGACACATTGCTTCACGCAATAGTGACACTTGGGAGAAGATTGGAATGGCACTACATCTTACACTTGCATCAGTCAATCAAGTTGTACGCAAGTTTGGGGCCGATCACGTTGTATTCTGCTTAGAGGGCCGTAGCTGGCGTAAGGATCATTATGAGCCCTATAAGAAAAATAGGGTAGTAGATGCACTAGCACAGACTGAAGCTGAGAAAGAAGAAAATGAAATGTTCTGGGACACGTATGAAAAGTTCACTACATTTCTAAAAGAAAAAACAAACGTATCAGTACTCAGGCACGAACGGGCTGAAGCTGACGATATGATTGCCCGTTTTATTCACTTACACCCAAATGACACGCATTACATTATTAGTTCTGATACTGATTACATTCAACTTATTAGTGACAACGTGCACCAATACAACGGTATCACAAATCAATTCATCACCCTCGAAGGATACCATGATGAAAAGGGTAGATTAGTTGTAGATAAGAAAACTAAAGAACCCAAACTGCTCGGTGACCCGCAATGGCATCTATTTATGAAGTGTATGCGTGGTGATAGTAGTGACAATGTGTTCAGTGCTTATCCCGGGGTACGTGAAAAAGGCACTAAGAACAAAGTTGGACTAACTGAAGCTTACGCTGATAGACACAAGCAAGGCTTTAATTGGAACAATATGATGTTGCAACGGTGGGTTGACCATAATGAAGTTGAACACAGGGTAAAAGATGATTACGAGAGAAATCGTGTATTGATTGACTTGACTGCACAACCTCAAGAAATCAAAGACTTGGTTGACTCACGTATTCGTGAGAGTGTTCGGATAGATACAACTCCTCAAGTAGGAATACATTTTATGAAATTTTGTGGTAAGTATGAGTTGACTAAAATTAGTGACCAAGCCGAGACCTATGCAAAGTGGTTGAACAGTCCTTATAAAGGTAGTTTAGTATGAGCAATAAAGAAGAAACACAATGGGTTCTTGTAGAGTGTGTTAGTACATTCCGCAATCGTTATATGGTTGAAGTGCCCATAGGTACTGATGACTATAATAATGACAAAACATTATGGGCGTTAGATACAGTAACAGTGCAAGCGGCAAAGGAATTCAGCCAAGAATATCTTGGTGAACAGATTGTCAGTCATCGTGTAGTTACGTATGATGAGGCACTGTCATTGTGTGATAAAGACAACGATTATGTTGCATCTTGGGATACTGAGACAAAAGTTAAAAACTTTTTTACAACATTAGTTGACCAAGAAAAATGACATTCACAACGCCAGAAAAAACTATTAAAACAATACGTAAAGACGACCCAGACTTTATCATTATCAATGGAATTGTTATGGCGCCACGTGCTGGATTTGAAATTAGTAATGATTGCCCAAGGCAATATAAACTTATGATTATGGAAGCTATAAAGAATGGTTGGCTACAACCTGTAGCATATATGAAAGAATCTGAATACGTTTGGGAACAACTAGGAGAATGAAATGAACAGAGATTACAACAACCTACAATACATATTAAACAAAACACCAGATGAATTACATAAGTGGTGGATCTCTTTGGATGATGAGGATCAAGCATATGCTATGGAAATCATTATAGAATATCGTAAGATGCTAGATGAACCAATCGTAGAAGATTATTCACTAGCCAGAGAATACTTGAAAAAGTTTCAACTATAATGAAATCACGTGAAGAAATCATTTCTGATATGTGCTATACATATCGGCATGATTATGGATTAGATAAAGATCCAAATGGTCCTCCCTGGTTATCAGGAATGACACCGGAAGAGCGTAAAGGATTGTACAACACAATGGCTCAGATTTTTGATAATAATATTGCACCTATTATGGAATTAAAAAATGGCAAG